AACTGGTATCTCTGTCAAAAAACTAATTACCATCATGGTTACTCCTGGTGGTGAGGTCAAAGTATTTGACAAACGGAACAAAGGGGATTATATTAAGCTTCTAGTTAGATACATTAAAGAATTTGTACATCACAATACTGGGTCAGCGGATGGAGAATGAACTAGAAAAAGCACTAGAAAGTAAATTCTTTTGTCCTGCCCGATTCACACAAGAGATCGAAAGTCTTGTTCTTGAGGGTAAGATGAAATATATTGATGCTATCATTCACTTCTGTGAAAAAAATAGTATTGATGTAGAGTTTGTTCCTAAACTAATTACTAAACCTTTGAAAGAGAAGGTTAAGTATGAAGCAATGGAACTTAATTTTCTTAAGAAGAGCTCCCGCGCTAAATTACCTCTTTGATTTCATTTTTATCGGAAAAAATTTTCCGGCAAAAATCTTCCATATTACTTTTTTGATGATGCCTTTTGATGCCTATAAGCAGTACCTTTCGTTGAAGAACCACTTCACGAAAGAAAAGTATGACTACCATAAGTATTGTGGGAAAAGTCGTGCGACTGTACAATCTTTCTATAAAAGGAAAGATCGTTTCTGGTTTGAAAAACTTGCCAGAGGAAAAGATGATAAAGAAGTAATTGAGTTTTTTGTATCTAACTTTATTACCTGTACTGATCCGAGTAAACTTTGGATCGGTGAGATGATGAGAGAGGGTGAAGGGAGATATACTGCATGGAAGAAAAGAAATCAGTCTCTCTCCTATATTTTCAAGGAAGAACTTGAATGTATTCTAGCAAATCAGGACTTAGACACTGCATTTGCAAGCAAAAATGGCCACCCAACTATTCTTAAAAAGTATTTGGGTGGAGATATTTCTATAGAAACCCTGGTTATCCTTGATAAGATACTTGATTTCAGAAGAAACTTTGATGCCAAACTTAATGACCCAGTGTGGCAAACTGTAAGTCTCAGAATGAAGAAGTATTCACCCTTTCTAAATATTGATGTATTTCGTTACAAGAAAATCGTGAAGGAGATTGTTTTAGGAAAATGAGTTTTTTCGATTCGGAAGTCGTCCGTGCAGAGATGACAGAGATAAGTGAACTTCAAGATGATGTGTATCGTAATGTGTTTAACTTTCCTAAAATGAACAAGGAGGAGCAACTATTTCATGTTGGTCTTTTAGAAAGACTTATTGAGAAGCAAAGAGTTCTCTATACTCGTTTGAGTTTATCAGATGATCCTGAAGCTCAAAAGATGAAGCAGAACATTATTGATTCTGCACAGATGATGGGACTTCCTCCTAATGCAGATATGAATGAGATTTTCAAAAATATGGGTAACATGCTTAATATCATGAAAAAACAAATTGACAAAGATGACAGAGACCTGTAGAATAACGAAGTTCACACAAGCCAAATCTAACTAATCCAACAAATCCTATGTCTTTCGCAAATCTTAAAAAGCAATCCTCTCTTGGTTCCCTGACTTCTAAACTGGTTAAAGAAGTTGAGAAGATGAACAATACTGGTGGCGGTGGAGATGACCGTCTGTGGAAACCAGAGATGGATAAGACAGGTAATGGATATGCAGTTATCCGTTTCCTCCCTGCCCCTGATGGAGAAGAACTCCCTTGGGCAAAGATGTACTCCCATGCCTTCCAAGGTCCTGGTGGATGGTACATTGAAAACTCCCTGACCACTCAAGGTCAAAAAGACCCTGTGTCAGAGCACAACCGTGAACTCTGGAACAGTGGTCTGGACTCTGATAAAGATACTGTTCGTAAGCAGAAGCGCAAACTGTCTTACTATGCCAACATCTATGTTGTGCAGGACAAAGCAAACCCTGGTAATGAAGGCAAAGTCTTCCTGTACAAGTTTGGTAAGAAGATCTTTGACAAAATCATGGAAGCAATGCAACCTGAGTATGAAGATGAAACTGCCATCAACCCCTTTGACTTCTGGGCTGGTGCCAACTTCAAACTGAAACTGAAGAAGGTTGCAGGTTACTGGAACTATGATTCTTCTGAGTTCGCAGCACCTGGTGCTCTCCTTGATGATGACGATGCATTGGAAGCACTGTGGAAGAAGCAGTATTCATTGACTGCTCTGACTGCTGCTGACCAGTTCAAGTCCTATGAGGACCTAGACAAGCGTCTGAAGATGGTTCTTGGTGCTAAACCACCTGCTCGTCGTTATGATGAGGAACTGGAGGACGAGAGCGAAGGACGTGGATCTTTCACTCCTAACTTTGAGTCAAGCAAGCCTCCTGCTTCTGACTTCAATGCACCAGACATCACTCCTACTAAGTCTGCTGACTCTGATGAAGATGATGCTCTGTCCTACTTCCAGAAACTCGCTGAGGAATGATGAGATATAATCAGTTGTGCTTGACCCTTTTGGTTATCGCAGCGTATATAAACTTACTGAAATAATCTAATATTATCTGCAGTCTTTAAGGTTTCACTCTTATATTGAGTGGAACCTTTTTTGTATAACATCATTTCTTCCAGATCATCTTTAACTATGTTAAGGAATCTTGGTTTTAATAAGAATATATTTCTTCTATCATCTTGTAGTCTCTGTTCATACAAATAATTTGTCACCTCTTGAACTGGAGAATTTACAATAGTCATCCCCTCTATTCTGTCATCGTAGAACGTAATTGAATAGTTGGAGTCAACCTCTAATCCAGCAGGAAGAATTACCACACCACTTGTATTTTTAATTTCTGTTGTTTCAAAATGATGTGTTGCATTGATATTTTCATATGTCCCATACTTTTCAAGCAAATAATTCTCAAAATTGAATTGAGTCATAGGCCATTCATCATATACATTGATAATGTTATTACATGTCAAAACTAACCAATCTAAATTAGCATCTCCAAAAACTTGAAATGCAACATTATCTGGTCTGTCATCACCTACAATTTTATACTTTGTAAATACAGAAGCTTCTGCAAAAATATCTTCTCTGAGTTTTCCTCTCATAAAAAGATTTTTTACAGGAATATAATCAGATATCCTGGAGTCAGGAAGTCTATTGACGTATTCAAAATCTGGTAACTGACTAAAGTAATTTGACATTTTAGAAACCTATTGCATCGTCTGGATCTGATCCATTACCCATACCATAATCATCATTAAAGACGGGTTCAAGTTCGCTAAATCCCATTGTAATTTCATAGGATACCATTGTGCCGTCTTGATATGTTGCATAGTTTCCTGTTGGAGTGTAGTTTACTCCAAAGGACTGAAGGGCACACTCCTTAAATGCATTCAATTTGAAGTGTAAACCTGTACCACCATCTTCCTTCTCACCTCTATGTAGGTAACGGAGTTGGAAGGTATGTGGAGTCTTTAAGAAGAGATTTGATTTACTTCTTATTGGTGCCATTCCTTGTTTGAAAAATCTAATGATTGAAATAATAGTTCTTGCTTCATCTTTATCTCTAGGAGATAAAGTAAATTTAAATGAGAATGGTCTCAAGGTTGGACCTTTGAATAATAATTCCATGTTAGGGTTCATCACCATCCCTGTGGTTCTTGCTAACAACTGCTGACCCTCAACACCTGCTGCTGCAGCAGCGAAAGCATTTGCGATAGCCATATTTGCTGCACCACCCGATTTTTTAAAAAACTCAATATAACTACGACCAGCATCTGCAAATGCTTTACCTTCACCTGTATTGTTTGCAGCTGCATTTAATGTACTTAATGCTACATCTGCCTTGGCAATATCCAGTGCAGTCATCGATTGTGATCCCCAATCAGCCTGATTTTGATCGGAGATTCCAGATGGAATAGGAAGAGTTACTGAACCAATTGATCTACTACGCATATCTTGTCTGCCTGCATTACTAAATCCAAGTGATCCTGTACTAGCATTAATAAATTCTTGAGGCATGTATTCCATCATGTCAAATCGGATAACATCTTGTTTTGATTTTCCGAGACCTGTTGGATGAACTAATGTTGGAAATTCTGTTCTAGTTCCATCAGAAGATTCTTCAGTAGCATTGGCTAATTTTTTTATACCATCACCCGCTATCGGTGCTGCTGGTTTGGTTTGAGCATTATCATTATCATTTTCAGCGTCATTACCAGACTCACCACCTGCTACTTTAGATGCTTTGTCTCCTGTTGAATTTGCTTTTGCTTTATCTCCAGCTTCTTTGGTTTGAGTTCTTATTGAATTTCTTAATTGAGAGTCTGGATCACTTAATGCTTTCTTTTCTCCAGCTGTGGCTGTAGATAGTGTTGTATCGTTGGTAATCTTACCATTCTTGTCAGCAGTAACTTCTGAAATCTTTACAGAATTATTTCCCTGTGCATCAGTTCTATAGGTTTCTCTCTTAACACTGCCATCACCGAGAGTAGTGACATCCGT